TCTGCGATGTGAAGTTGATTATAGGTGTAGAGATTTTGTAGATGCCGCTGGGAATATACATGCGCCCAACGGTGTTTGCCGCCGTAAGTGCCAAGTTGAATGCGGCAGTACATTCAGTACTGTTATCGGCTACCGCTCCCCACCACTGCGGATAGACTTCCTTTATTCTCCCAACACCAAAAGCTATAGTTCCGCCTAGCGTCAAGTCGAAAATTTGGTACAAATCCGCTTTAAGTCCGCCATTTATTGTAATAGCTACCCCCGAATCTGGCTTTAATTCAGCACCACCAAGAAGGACAAGTCTGGTATCCGCATTAAAAGTAATACTTGTGCCGATTAAGTACGTTCCGGCGGCAAGGACTATATCTCCACCACTAACCGTAGCGGCAGCATGGGCAGCAAGTATGGCGGCGTAATCATCTGTAACTCCGTCGCCAACCACATTGTAAGTATCGCCAGTAAAAACCGGGCCAACTCTAGCCTTTTGGTCGGTAACCATACCGTTCCAAGAAGCCGGAAAGAGTATTTCATTACCTAGAACATCATCCCACGCCATAAACTCACCTCATCCTGAAAGTTTAAGTTCACCTAAAATATCAACACCGAGTACCATGCTGCCAAGTCCGTAGGTAGGTGCAGCACCGCCGCCAATAGTAAAGGTGTCTGCTATATTCTTTCCAACCAGCAGTGTCTTTGAGTCAGCGATGCCGAAAGTCTCTGCTATGTTTTTCCCAACTTCAAATAAGTGCAAATCAGACATATTAAATGAATCATCTAATCCAGGTATCTCTTTAGTGAGGTGCATAGATAATGAATCCGATATGCCAACTTCTTCCGCGAAACCACTTGAATTAGAACCTGGAGTATCGCCACGAAGTATAGTCACGGCACACTCTATTACGATTTCATCTATATTGTCTTTACTCTGCCCTGTAGGTAGTACCCATCTTCTGCCAAGTACTCCGGTAACGGGGTCATCAAAAATACCTATCTCGTATATCGTTAGATCATCTCCGGTCGGTTCGTCTTGACCGAATGTGGCCTTGACGAAATAAGTATTTCTTATAACCCATACCGAACCAAGTTTACGATGTATCTCACCCCACAAAGCGGTATCGTTATCTTCATCTTCTGCTTGATTTGAAGTACCAATAGCAACATAAGGCATCCACTCAGCAGATTCATCAAATGGATTAGAGAGTGTCTTTGCTATATCCTTTAACCCAACTATCTGAGCTGCTATGATCAATGCCTTGAAAATACTATCGGAAATAGTCATAGCCTCTATTAGAGACTTTGATATAACCTTGGAGAAAGAATCAGTAATTGCAAATGAATCGGCAAATGATTTAACATGAGCGGTCAAATTTAACTAGCTCCGTAAGTAATCGTCCAAGTAGTAACCAATGAATCACCAGCGGCTTTATTAACCGCTGCAAATTCCTTATAGGCTTGTAAAGTTGCGCCGGGATTAACATCGGTAAACAGCCCGGCCTCCAACAACGCGCCAGTACCTACACCTGCTCCGAATGTGGCAATATGAACTACATCATTATCGGCAGCACCGGCACCCTGAGTATCACTATCATCAACAACCCTTGCAACCTCAGCCTCTAAAGCTGTGGACGCAGTGGACTTACCGCCGGAAGTTGTACCTATTCCGGTATTGTCAATCAAGTCGTCAGTACCACCAGCCAACCGATCCGCAACTGTTACATCATGTAAAGCCGTGATGGTGTTTTTCATCTCGCGGCGGTCTTTAAGCTTACCTTCGGGGTCAAAGAGTTCAATTACAAGATGACCCTTGATTGGATACTTATCATACAAATCAAAAATACGTTTACCTTTTGTCTTACTTGAGATACTCATTACGTTGCTCTCCTCTCCGTTGCTGTCATATCGTGTGGATGCTTCGCAGCGTCCATACTCGCCATCCCCGTCATCATTTCCCAATAAGTTTCACCTTCTGGTATCATCTTTAAACCTTCAATATCAGATGGAATTATATTACCACCACATATATATCTAGCAGCATCTACCCAATGCTTCCATTTATCATTTGCTGGCTTCCTAATATCAACACCGGTCTTTTCTCCCCAACTGTGATAATTAAAAGCTTCAACAGTTTCTACACAATTAGAAGTAACAAACAACCTAGGACAATGACTCTCACTCCATTTAAGTCTTTCATTAACCCTATTAACCGAAACGAGGATATTCTTAGCTTCCTTGGTTGTTGGTAAACTCGGCAACCCATACTGCGTCTGAAACTCTGCTCTGGCTTGGGGGTCTTCTGAATCAATATAAGTAATGGTTTTGTGATTGTATTTATTTATAAAGGTGTCCCATAAAGAAGAGTGTATTCCATATTCCTCAGCCCTGTGCCGTTTTATTTCAGCAGCCCTTGTTTCGTAAACCTGTTCACTGTCGGAGTATTCATCTGTAATATAAATGATACCAGATGGGCTAATAACAGAACGTAACCAAACAAATCTTCCACTATACCCTGGGTCAATCGCTTCATAACTCCTCCAATGATAAGGAATATCGAAAGGCTGTATAACGTGAACGTCATCGTCAAAATCAAGTACAGAACCAGAGAAGGTCATAAACTTACCTTCATACTGTTCCGCAAATATCAATGGAGACATAGAACGGCGCAATTCATACGGATCTTCTGGAAATCCCGGATTCTCCCATGAAGGCCATTCTCTTGTTTGATAATCGCGTTCGCCCAGATTGTACCCTTTTTCGTACATATCAAAAAGCCAACCCTCTTCGTCGTGTTTGTTTGTCTTTCCTGCTGGAGTGGTGGGAACTAACAAATCGCCTCGCCGGGTAGTGAGGCGACCCCTTAAATAACGTTGCCAAGTTTCTTGTGGTTTCTTTATCTGTGCAGCTTCCGACATGATAATTAAATCAACTTCTTCTCCAAGCGCACCGCCACCACCTTTATCTAGCGATATACACTTAACTTCCGCCCCCCACACCGTCTTTAACTGCATGTTGCCTTGATCAACATTGTCTACCAGTTTAATCAATGGCGAACCACCAAAGAGTTCTACTATCTCCTCGCTAGTCATCCTCTCTTTTATATAGCGAAATTCCTTTTCAGTATCAGCATACTTTGCGCCAACTATCCATACCCTCGTAGCTCCGGCTAAAAGGTAAACCACAGCCTCTTCGCCAGCAGCGCGACTCTTTCCACCACGCGTACCTGCTATCCACATTCTGAAACGGGCATCAGAAAGATGTCCCTCCATCTGAGCGGTGTGTGGCTCGTATCCAATATAATCGAACCACCACCACTTGATGGCATCTATATTCTCCTTCCGCTCCTGCGGAGAAGGGTTTTTATGTGTTTTATGAAGAGCTGATAATCTCATTTATAATTATCCCTATAAAACTTTATAGCTTCTGGAACTAATGAACTCCAATACATAGCCTCTCTGGAGATTTCCTCGTAGTGCTTCAGGGCTGCATTGCATAATTCTATGTGCGATGCGTTGACGGCCACATCTGGATCGTTACTGCGCCTTTCGCACTCCTCCCGCATCTTGTTCTGGTACTCACCCATTTCCTTTTGTCGTAAATTTCCATCACTCATTGTTTTCTAATCCCGCTTGTTTGTATATCCGCCGTCGTATATAAGAACTGGATAAAGGTTTGCCCGTTATCGAAGTTATAATAGGGCAAGTTACCGACCTACCGTCGTGTTGCTCGACCACCTCCTTTACATTTACACAAGCACCATCTGTATTCCCGTCACTATTATCTATCAACACACTAGGTTTAAGTTCGTGTACCACATACAGCAAGTCTCTGGCAATTACAATAACCCTATCAACATATTTAACCGACTCTAACACAGCTTTTCTAAAGTTGAGTGGATTTATAGGTGTTACACCTTTTAACGTCTCCGAAAACGCATCATCATAAAGGAGGGCTATTAAGTGGTCTCCGAAAGATTTTGCATATTTAAGAGCGGAGGCGTGCCCTGCGTGATAAAGGTCGAATGTACCGCAGATTACGACAGTTCCATTCATGATTTTGTTAGCCCCACAATCTCCTTTGGGGACTGACCGGGAGTCCATTCAGTTTTAGTTAAGGAATAAGACTCCAGCCCAGGGGCGGATAAAGGAGACTGAATATCCACATCGAGGGCTGAAGTCGCGTCGTCGTCGCTGGCTGTAGCGGTTTGACCCTGGAGGGTCTGGCGGGAAGGCAAGCTCTTCAATTCTAAAGCATCGTCAACTGCGCCAATTCGTTGACGCACAGTTTCTCTAGCCTTTACTGCTTTGTCTGCTGCGCTCTGTAAAGCGTGGGGGTTTTCAATTATTGCTGCGGTGAGTATTGCTCGCATGTCAATTGTTTGGTGAGCTTCGATGCGCTGGACTGGATCGGGCGTTTTCTTTTCTGCTAAACCCTTAAGTAATGGAAAAGCCTCTTTCATTGATATTCCACCATTAGCGGTTCCCTTCACTAAAGTTGCCATAGAGAGACGGCCAATGGCTTCTATATCGCCTATCTTTTTTTCATTTACATCCGTTACCGTATTGTCCGTTAAAGTGTCGGCAGCTTCGGCTAATTCGGCAGAGTAAGGGATTTTGTTTTTAACGTTGGCAAGTACGTTGCTCTTTACCTCTACACGCTTCATTAAGATAAATGCTCCTAATTTATCTTAGGGAGTTTCCCCGGTTTTTCGTTTTTCTAACCCCACATCTAATTATACCATACCTGAACCAAAATGTCAAGGAAAATCGTGTGCCTCATAAAGGGTGCCGCCGTGTGTTGATTTCCTGCGACCTGTCAGCATAAAAACAGTGGGCAGGTTTGTGTGAATCAGCCAGTATCTGTCGTTTTAATGGCAAATGTGCAAACCATTTGCAATCAGTCAACAAATTGAGAATAATCTGACCCCCAGATCCAGGGAAATAGCCACTTTCGGCGTCGACGCCAATAAAAATGCGCCGTGTCGGTATTTTGGAAATATATAAATATATGTTTTGGTCGATTTTGGCGACTCGTGGGCGGGTAAAGGTGCGTGACAGTGTATTTCCCATTCGCCGCGAGTTGCGCCACCCCTCGACGCCTTTGCTTTTTAACAACTCGCTAACTCCACAAATCAATTATCGGCTGGCTCCGTGCGTGCCGATGGCGGAGATTCATTGACATATCGCAAGGTATATATATATACTCTGCTATATGGGAGATTCCGTAAACATATATAATAAACAAAATGACACGGTGTATAAATACCCGCGTAAAGTGGTACTATTCAGGGGGCCTATGAATGCTGATGTTGTGTTGGGGTTTTTACCCCCCCCCACCCGTGTAATTTTTATATATATATAAACATATATATATATATAAATATATAATAAATATATACACCAGTATATACCTGTAATGTCTAATCAAGCCCCAGGTTCTAGCAATTTTCATGCCAACGTAATTTTGGTTAGAGTTTATGCGACTCCAGAACATTTAACTCTTTAGTATTCGATTTGGCATGATAATTGCACCTTTACGATTGGCATAGTTCATGCTATGACAGTTTTTAGTCGATTTGCATGTCTACTACACATGTGTATAGTAATATATTGACCATGTTCTGGGTTATTCACCCTTTATATGTTTTCAGACGGCCGGGTAAACATATATTCAATAATGACAGTTATTGGCTGATTTTCTCACGAAAAAAACAGAAACTACTACACATACGTTATTTCCACTAATCATGTGTGTAGTATTTTTAACGACATTTATTGCCCAATTTACACAAATACACATTTACACAATTTGACCCCCCTGTTTTGGTATATATTTATAGGTTATATAGGCGGCGTCGCTAATATATATTGCATATATACCTATTTTTCCCTTGACAACGCCGTGATAGTATGGTATAATAAAAGCACAACACAACACAACACATAACACAACACACCCTTTGCGAGGTAACGAAATGGTCAAATAATTTTCCCGGCGTTCACACTGAACCGCGCACGCTTTACAACAACTGAGAAAGGAAATTGAAAAATGTCTGTAATCCTAGATGCCAAAGAGTCGAACGGGATCAATGCGATCTTAATCGCGGCGATTAAGAAAGACCCGGCGAAAGCCGTAGAGTTTCTAGTATTTTCCGGTCAATACCCGGACAAAAAGTCTGCACAGGAATTTGTTGACATTGTCAATTCTAAAATAGAATTCGCCGCAGTCAACGAAAAGTTAGGCGTATATTACAAAGAAGTGTCGCAGGCCATACGTGATTTAGTTGTCACGTTCGATGATCCAGACGAGAAGGTCGTTTACATGACGGCCACTGTAACATTTGATCGGGCGATAAACCAGACTACTAAAGAGCCTATCGGCTGGATATGTGGGGACGTGAAACATAAACTCCACGGCGAAGAGCGTTTGTCCGGCGGCGCGCGAAAACAGCCAACCTCTAACGGCGGAACGAAACAGTCGTCAGTCAAAACACCAGAGGACGTCAAATCGTGGCGCGCACATCTAGAGGAAAACTACCCGGACGAGGTTCCGCAGGGCAATTTTTCTGCACCGCGGATACTAAAAACACTGGGCGATCCAACCTACCTCGCCGCCGCAGGGCTGACCGAATAGCCCCCCTTTACAGGTTTACAATAATACCGGGTCAATCGCATATTGACCCGGTATTTGCATGTTCAGATACACCATTGAGGTATGCCAGTTATGACAGAACATACCCCCATAAACATCATATACAGTCGGCCGTCTATACCATAGGCTATGACAGAATGTCCACCACCGCCCATATAATCGTTCGTATATGGACACTGACGGCAATCCTAAATACTAGACGGCGTATTAGTCGAATGATACCACAGGACGCCCATACAGGCCATTCTGAATACAGCCATTATACCATATATTCCTATGTTTTCACGTCCTGCGGGCCATACAGGACGAAATGTGCGTTTTCTGGTCAACCAACAAACCACCTTTACACTAATTGAAAAGGGGGTGAAGTAGAAATGATGACACCGAGACAAAAGGCAATACTGCGAGACATAAGACGAACGAAGCAAAATCTGATTAACCAAGCCAAGCGCAATGGTATTAGCGAAAACTTCGGTCAAAAAGAAATGCGAAAGTTACAAGACAAATACGATTATTACGGTTTAGCCTATGGGTCGAGTGATGATCGCTGCCTCGCTACTGAGATGAGTACTCTGGAAGATTGGGCAATGGAGTATACCGGATAGCGTTAACGGAGAAATGAAATGGAAATCACAGAAAACTGGCTAAGAAAAAATGACGCTTGTGCAGGATCAATAAAGGCGTTCAGGAGGTGGAGGTTTCCGAATGGAAAAAAGGATGTAGTTCAACTTATCCACCTGTTGATTGAGGCAGATAAGTTGAATTGGGCGAACTGGTTATTGTCATGGGCGTTACCTCAAAGAGATAAGGTTAGGTATGCCGTGTTTGCGGCGAGGTCAGCGCTGATGCTACATCAAGAGCGTAATCCGCAGGACGAAAGATTTTTGGCCGCTATAGAAGCGGCTGAGGCTGTTATTGAAAACAATAACCGCGAAACAAGAGCGGCGGCTCGTGTGGCGGCTGATGCGGCGACTTATACGGCGGCTCGTGCGGCGGCTCGTGCGGCGGCTTATACGGCGGTTCGCGTGGCTCGTGTGGCGGCCTATACGGCGGGTTATAGAGCAGCTAATGCGGCGGCTCGTGTGGTGGCTCATACGGCGGTTGATGCTCTATATGATAAAGCAATGACGGCCATAGTAGAGTATGGCCTGACCTTAATGGAGGAATAAAAATGAAGTACAAGACAAAAAAGGAGAGACGAAATGGCAATACATCTTCCCTGGACAGACGGTTGCTGTGCTTATATAGAGTTGGACAATCACGAAGATATATCCAACTTTATGAAACGCAAACGCACACAAAAAACAGTTATCTACCGATTGGGAGGTGATTTGTTTCCGGTAGACTGTGCTTTATGTGGTAAACCGATAACCGAAGAGAGCGGCAATAGAGTTGACGTTTATCCTAAGTTGAAAAAGGTCTTTCCATACCACTACGAATGTGCTTGGAAAATGACATTTGCTGCTATTGATAGACTTATTGCTAAGTGTAACTAAAATGGAGGAACGAAAATGAAGTACAAGACAAAACGCGACGCCCTACGGTCGCGAACCAACTTTACAGCATCTAGCGGATGGACTGAAAGGGCTACAGAGACGCGGTACTTCAGTATAAGTGAAGGCAGATTTGTAAAGTGCTGGATACTCGTGCTGGCTAGAAAGAATCAAGTTCACTAAGAGGAGAGACGAAATGGATATGAAGTGTTTGCGTTGCTTAGAATCCTGGGATATTAGCTACATTAGAGAGGATATACTTCCCGATGTCGGCCCGTGTAATCTCTGGAAGGCGGCGGCAAAAGCTCCAAAGCCAACACATAGCAGAGGTTTTACGTTCTCTGCGCCCGGCCCGTATATCGAGAGTTGCCCAGCCTGTCCTCCGGTTGTAGACGATTCAGTTAAGGATGAGTCGGCTATAATTAGAGCGATAGCAGACTTAATGGGTGATGATATTGATGGCTTCTGTTCCGAGATTGAGGATATGGAAGCATTGGGTATGTTTTCTGAAGAATAACTTAAATCCGAATAACATGGAGGTGACGAATAATGGGAAACAAGTCTGTGAAAGATATGGCTGTTGAAGTTGGTTTATTTGACGGATACGAGTATTAGAATATCAACTAACATAAAGCCGAAACGCCGAAAGGCGTCTGCTGGCAGGGATGACCAGCACCGACGAGGCAACCAACGAAGGGAGAAGTAATGAAAATAAAAAAGCGAGTGCTGTTTATGGGTCAACGCGATATTGACAATAATAAATGGAGTAAGTTTTTTTCTTACACAAAGCAAGAATTTTGCCCTTCCTGTAAAAAGAATTTGTATAATGGGTACGCGTGGGAGTGCGAATACGAAAAAAAAGAAAAGCCCGACATCCTTTGCGAAAACTGTGTCGATGTCGTCTCTTTAAGCGAGTTAATTAAGGTCTACCTTAAGGCACAGATAGGGGCGATGTAATGCAACCCAATTTTCATTCACCTTTACTGTATGGTCGACGACCTCCAGTGATGCGCGATCCTCGTATCTTGTATCCAATCAAGCGTGGGCTGCCTCCTATAGCTAAGAACGTAGCGCGGAGACGCTTGGATACAAAAATTACCTACGCTTTGACGGGGGCGCATACTTTACAGTATGCCGAGATTGAGGATGCGCTCACCCGTGCGGGGAGTGGCGACGGCCGCGCGGCTTTCAAGTTGGTTACAAGGATCAACTCCCGGACTGATTACGTTATAGTCGGGGATGGTGTAATGAAATTACAAAGGAGGCGTTAGAGATGGAGAGATACAATCGATCGGTTGAAGAACTCGAACAGGCACTGGCGGACGCGAAAGAGCAGAAGGAGATTGCATTTCAGGAGAAGGCGTGGGACTTGGGTCTGGCGATACTGGACGACCGCGAGTTAAGGGGCGACTCGTACAACCAGAAAACGCTGTACGGGCCCTGGGAGGGTTTCTCGCCTCGGCAGAGAGCAAAAGTAATGAAGAAGTTTTGCCATAAAGCTAAGGGGATGATGAGGTATGGTATAATGGACGCTATCCGCGACGTGCTGGCGAGCGAGGAAGAGTAGAACGCCCCCCACTTTAACGGAGGAACGAAAAATGGATTGCAAAACTTGCAAATTGAAAGATGGCTGCCCAGTGCGCGACCTTGAGCCCGCGTGGGACGAAGCGGGGGTCGTGTGCGATACCTTTAACGACTTCATGGTATTAGCCATTGAAAATACATCACCACTTGGAATGTTTCTGGCTTATAAGCTGATGAGAGCCAGGCTAAGTGTAGTTAGTGAGCTTGTAGAGAGTTCTTATCCACCAGTCGTCGTAAAGGCAATAGACGAGTTTGTAGAGGTACAAGCTAATAAAGAAATGACAGATACAGTTAACGATCTATTAGACTCCGGTAGATACGTGGAGGAAGTCTTAAATGAAATACAATCTTGACCCAGAAATGGAGCAGCTTAAAGAGAAATTAAACCAATTAGAGGCGGCTCACAGCGCTATGGCTCACGATGTTGCGGCCTTTATGGGTAAAGCGAGTAGGGCTTTGGATGTTATGGACGAGGTGCTTACTGAAGAAATAGACGGGTACGCTGAAAAATTCCAAAAGCACTCTCTCGTATTGGTTGTGCGCGGCGTAGTGAGGAATAGAATGGCTCTACATGCACGCGGCGACCTTGAAGGGTACGCGAAATTAGGCGAACATCTTGACACTATAAAGGCGGCAGCGAAAGAGGACGGATTGCAAAGCCTTTACAACAAGGTCGTACGCAAGCTTGAACAGGAAGCCGAGGCGAACAAGCACGCAGAGATGGCGGCCAAAAAGACGCATAAAGAGATTACAGATTTGCCGGACATGAAGGTCGTGTCTATCGTTCCCCCGGGCAAAGCCGAGAAGCTTTGAACCCGGAGGTTCGTTTCTCCAAACCAGAAAGGAGGATATAATATAGTTGATTATGACGATCGGTCGGCTTCGGGTTTCGTGCGGATTACCGGAGCCGACCTTATCTAAAAATGAAAGCGAAGGAGAAACAAAGTGAAGCTAGTTCATATTAGAACCGGAAGTAGAAGAACCTCAATAGGAATTGCGGGACGATTGAATTTCTATGAGGGGAAACAGTTGCGCGCTATTGGTGGGTCGCGGAGTAACGCTTCTCCATCACTAAACCCCCCCTTTAACGAACGGTCGCATTACTTTGTGCCGATGGTGATGGCGCGCCGTCTCTTTAACAAACCGGACAAAAAAGACTTCGGGAAATGGGCGCAACCAAACTTTATGATGAAATGGGAGTATGCTTTAGGTGAAACCTTTAGCGACCTTCGTATTACCAACGAAGCTTATAGTTTTTACCAGAGGTGGCTCGCGGCGGAGAAGGAAATAGCTTCGATAAAGCGTAGCGACGAAGCCGTTATCGACAGAGTACTCGCGAGGAACGGTGTTGATGACGCCTTCTTCGCCCGCGAGCCTAAATTGCATCAGAAAGCGGGCTTGGCTTTTTTCTTAGTTTCGTACGAGCTTGACGCGGGGCATATTATGTTGTTCGACGAGATGCGGACAGGCAAAACGAAACAAGCGATTGACATAGCCCGCTTTCTTCTTGTCAATAAGATTATAAATCAGGTCTTGATAGTGTGTCCAAACAGCATCAAGCGTGTCTGGATAAACGAGTTAATGAAAGACGCGCCCGATAGAGCGTTCCTTAGTACGATAGTACAGGGAACGAAGGCCAAAAGACAAGAAATATGGCGTCAAGGCTTTTTCTTTTACGTCGTAGGGTATGAATCTTTACGAAATGACATGAAGGAAGCATATGCTTGGCAGAAAGATAAAAAACTTAAATGGCTTTTGATTGTTGACGAAGCTCATAAGTTGAAGAACGCTGCCGCTTTGCAGACTAAGGTTATTTTAGGTACTGCTAGAAATTATGATGGTCTAAAGCCTGATTATAGTGTATTTTTGACCGGAACTCCAGTTGCAAATCAACCAATTGACATAGTGACGACATGCAATTTCGTGTGTCCCGGTATACTTGGGGAGAATGTGGAACACTTCAAAACTCGCTTCACCATCAGGGGAGGTTATACCGGAGGAGAGGTGACTGGCTATCAGCACTTAGACGAGATACGATGGAGATTAGCTCGCATATCTATGCGCAGAGTGCGCTCTGATGTAATGTTTGACGAGTCAGTGATTATGCCGCGATACGGAACCTTAAAGGGCGACCAGTTAAAAGCTTACGAAGATATGCGAGACAAGCTCTATGCCGAGATAATTGGACTTAGCGGTGAACCGACCGCTGTTCAAGCTCGTAATCAACTATCAAAGATGATACGACTTCAGCAAATTACCACCGGTTACCTATCTCCAGACCCACAGACTATCGGATGGTTCAAGAATTACGGCTGGAAGATACAAGAACTGGATGATTTGCTAAAAGATTATCTGGCTGACTTTGGCAAGATAGTAATTTGGTCGAGGTTTGTACCTGTTTTGTTGCATCTTTTAGAAAGGTACAGGAAGCATGGTGCTTTGATTTGTCGAGGTCAGATGGGAGACAAAGCGATAGAAAATATGTATGCTTTCCAGCGGAAACCAGAACACAAAATTATGCTTGCACAGTATCAAACTAGTGAAGGTAAAGGGTTTCAGCCGGCTACTGCTGCGGTATTTCTTGACAAATGGATGTCTCCAGCTCTGAACAAGCAAGCCGCCGATAGAATTACAGGAATTGAAAATCCTGTTACAACTTGTCTAATACCCTTTATAACAGAGGGTACTATTGACGAGCGCATTGAGTTTTTGTTGCAAGAGAAAAGGGATTGGTCGGATGCGATAACCGGAGACAAACGAACCAACGAAATCAAGTTGCCGCATCTTGATAAACATACGCTTCTATATCTGTTGGCTAATCCTGATGAAGCTAAGGAATACGAGTCCAGATTTAAGGAGGAAAAAGATGGACAAAGAAAATTTGATCTTAGAAAAAGTAAATGAGAGTAAGTTTTACCCGTGTCATGACGAGTATAAAGCATTTCTCAAAAAGCTCAGTGTATCGGAGTTAGTTTTGGTAACTCATGATTTAAGGCGTTCCCCAGAAGATAAAAACTATTTGCTTGCGGCACTAATGGAAATGAAAAGGAGGGCTAAGTGTCAACAATAATGCTTGAGCGAAAGAATTGGATATTTCATCCTCATACCAAAGCGGGTAAAGAGTCATTCCAGATAGAGGATAGAAACGAACACGAAAGGTTTATGCGAGAACAATTTGGGTGGATACCTTTATTTGCAAATACCGAGCTGACCTGTAAAGTGTGCGACGAGAGGATAAAAGGGAATGACGCACTAAGTCATCTTCAGACCAAGAAACACTTAGCAAAAAGGGAGGAGTTGCTTCAGAAAGTAAACTGTATTGATCCTGACTTTTGTGACGGGTGTCCTAACTTGATACAGGAAGATAATCCGTGGAGTGAGATGACGGAGCAGGTGTGTCGTCTTGGTTATGCTTATATGTTGGATGGTGATATTCCGACTATTGCATACTGTATTGACGAGGACTTGGAAAGACCTTTGTGCTGTACTTCTTATACAAGGAGCTAAACAATGAATCTACAAACAAACCTTGACAACGGGATGCAGCTAGACGACCTTGATGCAATGAAGCCATTGGAGGCGGCTATACAGGCACAAAAAGAGTATCTATTTCTGAATCAGGAAATGAAAATAGCTGTAGCAAGGCGTAGCTATACCAGGGATAGACTCATTGCCGAACTTGAGGCTAGAGGCAGCGATAGAGATGGAAATGAAGATGGCAAGGTACTTTTAATGCACAAGACCTATCCAAAGGTAACAGACCACGAAGCATTAAAAGAATATATCTACTCACTTGACGAGCCTGTCGGCACTTACTTGAAGGAGGTGTTTATTAAAGGGAATAAAAGTCAGGGTATTGATAACCCGCTAGATATATTAGTGGAGAAAGCTATGTTGCGCTCGATAGAGGAGGATATAGACATTTCAGAGGCTATGCCTCCTGGACTTACCGTTACCACCGATGCAAGTGTCAGGGTAACATTGAAAAAGAACACTGGCGAGACGGCGCCCTTTAAAGATACTAGTAAATATCCAGAATTGGATGCAGCATTGGAGGAGAAATGAAATGCTAATGGAGTTGGAAGAGTTTGTAAAACAGATTGATGTTCTAACCGAAGCGGTAAAGGCTTTAATGATAATAGCGGTAGATGATTTGCTTGCTATTGGTATTCGCTCAGATGATGAAAATGAAAAAGTTATTGGTTTATCTAGTATTGTTACTAAGATAGCCGAATTGGAGGAGAATTAAAATGATTGAAGAAGGAGTCGAAGAAGTAAAAAAAGCTGGTTTTTGTGATAGAATAGACAAGATGCACGGCACTACACTTACAACCTTAAACTTGAGCATAGCTCGCCTTGAGAATAAAGTTAAATCAATAACCATGCGCGATTTAGCTCCAGACAACGAATCGAAACCTGATTCTTCGGCCAGGGAGTCAAAAGGTTACGCAAACACTGAGCTGGGAGAAAAGATTGAATCTCTTGACCATGAAACAATGTTCTTGGTTGCTAAATTGGACGCCGTGATAGAGAAGATAGTACTTTAACCGAACACAATCATGAAGGAGTAAGTAAAATGGCAAAGAAAGCGTTGACCACTGGTGGCTTTGATGCTCTAGATGCAGAACTTAAAGAAGAGGACGCAGGATTTAATCCTCGACCTGTTACGGTAAAGATTAACCATCAGTCGGCAGAGTTCGAGATACCGGGCGTACCCGCCGTTGATGATCTTGAGGCCGTGATAATTGCGGCCCAAAAATGTAGGGTGTTCTTCCCAAAGATGGGAACAGATGCCTTGACTGACGAACTATCAGCCTTTACAGGCAAGCAGCCGTTCTGTAGTTCTCAAGACTATGTTCACGGAAAACTTGCCGATGTTGATTGGGATAATAAGCCTCCGACTTCAGCGGAAGGACTCAAGGATAAAATTGCCGAGGGTGGACTATTCTGTGGTCAGTGTCCGTTGAATAAATGGGAGTCAGTTACGCTGCTTGGTAGAACGGGCAGGGGTAAAGCTTGTGATGATAGGAGACGCCTTTGCCTCTGGAAAGAGGGATGGAATGTACCGGTCATACTCGGTGTATCGCCAAGCTCTATCAGGAGTTGGGATGAGTACTGTTCGTCTCTGGTTATAGGAGGATACAGGTCTTATCACGCAGTAACCAGGTTGACACTCGAAACAGTGACTGCACCAAACAGGAAATACGCGGTTATCAAATTCAAGTTTAAGAACCCAATAACCGCGGAGATGCAAACAGAACTGATGTCTAAGGTCACAATGCGGGGCGAAGAGCAGACCCTCATCAAGGCGTTAGTCGACATCTTTAACAGGCGAGAACTTGTAGAGGACGAAGAATATCCAGAAAACGGCAATGGAACTAAGGTTGCTCCTGATGCCGATAATTTGGGAGAAGATTTCTAATGAAAGTAAAATTTCGGTGTAAAATGGATGTGACTTTTATAGTTGAAGGCGGTGAAGATGTGGGTATTATTGAGGCAATGGAGCAATTCCCAGGGCTGGTTAAACAAGACATGAAGGGAGAAAGTGTATTTGATGCGCCCACTCATATAGAAATGAAACGCGAAGATGATCCAGAGTGGGAAATTGATATTGCCCGTATTCGGAAAATGGAAGAAGAAATGGCAAGTCAGGACGCCTGGACAAACAGGGGTTAAAGAAACTTAGGAGAAGATTTCTAATGACAACTAAGCAAAAGGCTTCCGGTCACGTCAACGTCAAAGACGTGGCCGGAGACTATAAAACCGTAAACCGTGTTTGGCTCGACAAAAATGCTGTAAAGATTCACTGGTTTATTGAAGAAACCAACAGCCATTGGCACAAAACCTATTTTACGAGTCGCGCAATCCATGACCATCAAGCAAAAGGTAATTGCAGGTTAGCATGGATGGTGCTGGACGAAATGGAAGGGCAGGGCTGGATCAATCCAAAATCAACTATTATACTTGATAATATGTGTGGGATTGGGAGTTTCCTTATTGTTGCCGCCTTAAAAGGGTATAACGCTATTGGTATTGAGCTTGAAAAGAGGTTCTATGAAGATATGATAGGTACTGAAGACTTTATAGATACTAATGACGAAGAAGATCTCTTTATGGGCGTTAGTAGAGGAAAACAGCCGGGAACAATATCGAATTTTCATAGCCTTACATTCAATGTTCCTTCTGTGGGGAGTATTCAGGTGATAAATGGCGACGCCCGCTTTGCTGATGAAATTATACGCAAAGTTGGAATTGAGTTCGACGATTACCAGACAGATGACCTTGGCGTAGTCTGCTCTCCGCCATACGGTAACAGGTTGTGGGATGCTGGGTTGTCTCGGTTAGAAAACGAAACCGGACGCGCTCGGTATTCCAACGACGAAGACAACATCGGCACTTGCCGTATAGCCGTTGTTAATTCACCTCCGTACAGTCGCTCAACAGAACATAGCGACAGTCAGATGGATGGCTTCAAAGAAACTCCAGTATCAGGTCATCGAGGTTGGCTATACAGTGACAGAGCCAACATAGCCGTGTTAAAGTTGGGCGAATACGACAAGGAGATGTTGAAGGTCTATCAAGCCCTTTACAGAACCTTGTCTGTTGGCTCTCCTGTCGCGCTAATAACTCGTAATTTCATCCAGAAGGGAAAGATAGTAGCCTTGGATGAGCTAACAGTGAAGTTGATGGAACAAGCGGGATTCACATATCAATTTACACGTCGGGCAAACCTGTCTGACATTTCGTTTTTCAAGCGAATCAATTGGGATACAGCGCACAAATCAAAAGGACTTCCCTTAATTACTTGGGAAGAAGTAACATTCTATAGAAAGGAAAGATAACGATGGGTAAAGGCGAAGAACGAGGAATTTATGTAAATCTTCCAGTAATTCTGGATAAGAAGTTGGCTCTACTCGCAAGGGTACTTCCAGTAAGACCGAACGGTAGGGGCTGGGCTAAAAAAGATATTATTGCGCTTGCCTGTGAAAAGTTTGTGGATAAGTGCGATGAATACTTTGACGGTATATCAGACCTTGACGAAATGATCGAACAGGCGAAAGGAATCAATATAGAAGATGTGCAAGACAGCGACTCGGATATGCCTAAAGAAAATGCAGGACTTAGAGAGTTTGAATGATGAGTTCTGTATAGAGTGCTGGCTAGGGAGCAAACAGTATTTTGATCGCAAAGAATGCTTCGAGGCAAACTGTGTAACCGAGGAGGAATTTGATGGAATCCCAATTCAACCCAAGCACGGACACCGCCCAGAGTCGATTAGCTGATAATAAAGAAGTCGATACACTTAAACATCTAGTCAGATTACATCCACGAGAAGCAATGGAATGCCTCTCGTTTAATCAAATGCTCAAGTATATACTTGAGCATAAAAATATACCGCTAGCTCTTGTACGAGTAAAGGTGGCATTGCTCAAAGAAGGGGTGTAAAATTGTGGGAAGAATACAAGTATTGCGAAGTGTCTTTGGTTACACCGAAAAACAAAAACACAAAATGGAGGAGGATAGAAAGAGATGGCGTCCAAGAATGGATTGAAAAGAATGAAGGTGCGCTGGCGTACTTTTCGACAATGCAATCCTTTTGCAATCCAGTTAAAGTGGAGGATGAATTACATTGGTCTCCGTTCTTTATTGATTTAGACGCTAACATTAGCCCAGAAGATACACCTGACATTATCAAACAGAAGCTCTATGAAGTTCTTGGTGATGCAAAAAAGGTTATAGACTACTTTGCAACAGGATTTGACGTTATGCCTCGAGTTTGGTGGAGTGGCGGCAAGGGCTTTCACATCACCGTTCCCGGAGAATTATACGATGCCAAACCGGGAAGTAAACTCACGTATCACTGGAAACACCTTGCCGGGCGAATTGTTAAATTACTGGAACTCGAGACTCTCGATTGGAGCGTATACAGCGTTCCCCGAATGTGGAGAATCGCCAATACAATACACAAATGGGGTTTGTTCAAGATACCCCTGGACTTTTCCGATCTTAGACAAGGAATCGACCATATCAAGTCGCTGGCTGTCAATACACGAGTACTTAACGATACCGATGAAGTTGAAACTCCCGAGCCTTTAGCATCGCTAACAGCCATTTATCGGTCAACGGTAAGTCAATATGAAGAGCGGTTAAAGGTTATCGAGCATGACGTGCTGGCTGCTCCAGTTTTCGGAAACGATCATCCACCATGTGTCAAATTTCTTTTGGAGTATGGCCTTGGAACTATTGGAACTAAAAATAGAGCAGACATGGCATTGTCTAACTACTGCAAGGCGTCTGGACTCAGCATTAAAGATGCAGAACACTTTATGTCAGATTGGGCGAAGTCCATTCCGCTTGCTTTAACTAATACCGTTGAACCATTAGCGCGCGCCGTACAGAGTATTAGCGTTCTAAAGGTTGTGTATTCTGACCGTAATTATCGCTTTAGCTGTGGCAGCATGAGGGCTTGCGAGTTAGATGTAGACTGCAAACTGTGTAATGTAGAAAGAGAAAGCGAGATACAGGAAATACGTCTTGCTGAATTTGCAGATGCAAAGAATCTTGGAAGAAGAGTTTGTATTGAGGCTGACGTAATTGGAAAGAATAATTCCGAGATGATTGTTCCATCCGAGATAAGAGGATGGTGCAAGCTTGGACAGGGTGATTCCATGTGCGAGAGATGTACTCTTGGTAGATACTTTAACGCCGAAACTGGTCAGGTAGAGCGCACGATAGTTTTTGACGGTAAGGAGCGACTGACTCTACAGTTAATTGACATAACCAAAACTGCTATAAAACACAGAATTAAACAAATCTTTGGAGTAGAGCCGAGATGTTACAACTTTCAGTATGATGTAAAGTGGGGTAATGCCGCTATCATCTATCTTGCTACCAGAATGTCCAGCGAGTTCAAGGTAGAAGATCAAATTACAAGGAGCAGGGCATTATATTTAGACCATGCAATAGAGCTTAACAAAGGGTACAAACTCTATGGCTTTGTATGGAATCATCCACACTCAAACAACGCGATGCTTGTATTAGATTCTGCCGAGCCATTGCAGTCGTCACTAGACACGCTGGCTTTATCGGAGGAACAACTCGCTAAACTCAAGATATTCCAGCCGGCGGCAGGGCAAAGTCCGCGTCAAAAGATTAGAGACATTCATGAGGTATTCCAATCGAACTTTATTAGAATACATGGACGTGACGAATTGCTGCTTGCTGCTGATTTAGTTTGGCATAGTGCAAGGAGAATAAATTTCCAGAAGGCTAAGGAGATACGGGGTTGGCTTGATATTCTAATTATCGGAGATACCAGACAGGGTAAATCCGATACCGTAGAGAAATTGATGGCGTACTACAATCTTGGAGTCATGGCCGCAGGTGAAACCGCATCAAGAACCGGGCTGCTCTATACCATCCATATGACCTCTGGAGAGGAGGCTTGGATAGCGTTTGGTTTAATGTGTAGAGCTAATGGCTATCTTGTTGTTATTGACGAAATACATGATATGCCATCTCAAGACTTCAAAGAGTTTACACTGGTGCGCAGTAAAGGTATAGTGGATGTTAAGCGAGCGGCATACGGTGCGGCTAGAGCAGAGACAAGATTGATATGTATTGCTAACGCAAAGCCCGGAAAGACTCTAGCATCGTACGGTTATCCAGTACAAGCCATACCGGACGTACCGTGCTTTAGGTCGGCGGAAGATGTATCAAGATTTGATTACTGTGTAGGTGTAAGGGCTGGCGACGTAGACGACGACGAGATCAATAAAGATGTTTACGAAATGGAAGAGCTTGACAATCCATACGGGGCGGAAGATTGCAGAAATCTTATACTGTGGATATGGACGAGAACACCGGATCAAGTTATAATCCAACGCAATACCGAAAGGGTTATACTTGAGCTGGCAAAGAAATTGAGTAGTGAATACATCTCCGATATACCCTTGATAGAGGCCGCCGATGTAAGGCATAAGCTGGCGCGCCTTGCCACTGCTGTAGCTGGTAGAGTGTTTAGCACCAAGGATAATGAAACTTTGATAGTTACTCCGGTACACGCGCAGACCGCATACCAAATAATCGACGAACTTTATAGGTCGAAAGGTCTTGATTATTATGGATGGAGTGAAGATCGGGCGAGGATTTATTATTCACCAGATCAACTTGCACAATTGCAGCGCGATTTCAAAGACGCTTTTATGCTATCGTGGAATGTCATCGCTAACTGGTTGTTAGACGTGCCTATGTTCAACAAAACGTTAGTACGTTCATCGTGCGGGCTAAACAGTGGCGAAACGAATACGTTAATGTCATTCCTAATCACTAATAGATTTATCCAAACCGATCAAAGGCAGTACATTAAAACTCCACAAGGCAGAACGTTTCTGAGGGATCTCATGAAGGGGCGAAAAGTAGTTCCTCCACCGCAACTTAACTTTGATGCTGTCGAGGAGAAAAATGAAGAGGAGGATGAGTTCTGATGCACGCAAAAGACAAACTGGCAGTAATAATTAACCAAGTAACGGAATTACTTGATAGCGAAGAGGCCGCAGCGTCTAAAATACCGGTAACCGAATGGGAGGAACGATACAAAAAACTAAAAGGAATGAGGGCTTTCTTCGGTGCGCCATGGAACGAGCTAGAGACGATGATTAGAGGTACAGCGTATCCAGAAGAATGGATATGGGAATCACGAAAGGACGAGGCGTTCAAGAAGTATTATATGCTTCGTCACAAGGCAGACGAAATGGAGGTATTGGTGAAATGAATATACTTGATCGTATCAAAAAACGTTACTTGCCTTACAGGACTGTTGAAGCGGAGGTTACGTCTCCGGTAACCGTTACGGGAATATGTTACAGCGGCTTTAATGATAATTTAGAAGTATCGAAGATTATGCCTATATGTATGCATAAAAATGACACACTTAACATCGAGTGGAACCTTGAACTCGAATACAAAAAAGGTAAAAAAGGTAAAAAAGTATTCATTAGCTGCGATGGAGAACTTTTAGCGGAGTTATCCAGAGGCGATAAGTATGCTAGTAAAAAAACTCTCCACATTGAGTATGCCGGCACGCCCGATGGAGGTGCTTCATACTTTCGACCAAGGAAGATATAAATGAAATGGAGGTATTGGTGAAATGAAAGACTACCACAAAAAACTTTACAAACTGGCAGAAAAAACAACTAATAGGATGAGTAATAATCTTGGCCCGAATTGGGGAATAAACGAATGGGTGTGGTTTATAATTGCAGTGATAATATTTTTTGGAGCTATCGCCGCACTTATTAGCTTAGGGTGGCACGACTGATCGCTAAAAAGGAGATGATAAATGTCAGACAGAAAAAGAATAAACCAACACGCAAGGCGCATGGAAGATAAAGCAGAGGACAGGTTGAAAGAGTTAGGCTTTACGCTGGTAGAAGATACTGGTAGGCGTACCCAGAATCTTGGTGATAAAATTATGTACCACAAAGATACCGGTCTGCTACTTATGATAGACCATAAGAGTACACAGAACAAAGAATCGTTTAGTATGAAGAAAAAAGCATTGCGTAAAATAAGGGAGGAGGGAGAAAGCTATGGCGATGCAGTTCTGGCAGCGTTGACGATAACCTTTAAAGGTGATACCGATGTATATATAGCCTTTAACCTTAAAGACTTATTGGGGGTGATGTATTGATGTTAGTTAGTTCCGCTGCTAGAAAGTACGCGCATGGCGATATGTCCTTAGCGGAAGATATACAACAAGAAATAAATATATCTATGTTACAAGGACACAACTTCTTCGAGGCTGTTCGTGACGGCATAGACTTTATGCGCCGATATACAAGATGTGCTACGAAACAAGCGAACAAGATTGTACTTTGGCCTGACATGGATTTGTATATTGATCTAAATCAATCAACCGAAAATATGATACTTACCAATATAATGGTGGAGCGCATTCTTGACTGTTGGCCTAAGGAAAGTATCGAACACGAGATACTGGTAAAGCGTTTTTTCGAAGGGTTTACCTATGAAGAAATAGGAGAACAATATGGCAAGAGTAGGTGGTGGGCGAGTACGAGAATTTATAGAATGAAAAAACAAATAGAGGAGAGATACAATGTCAAAAATTCAAGACCCTCTGTATGAGAAACAATGGAATCTCAAACTAATGAACGTTGAGGAAGCGTGGAAATACTCAACCGGTGAAGGCGTTGTAGTTGGTGTCCTTGATTCTGGAGTCGATGCTACACATCAAGACTTGGGATGGGGTGAGTATATAGAGCTATCCGCATCCGATACTCGTAATATTATAAGAGATAAAACTAGTCATGTTTATGCTCAAATAGCCAAAGAAATACACCCGAAGATTTTGCCGGGTTGGGATTTTGTGCATAATGACGATTTCACCTTTGATCTCTACAGGCATGGCACATATATGGCTGGCATTATTGCCGCCGACAGAGACAACATAGGTATCGTTGGCGTCGCCCCTGATTGCAAAATTAGGCCGTATGTGGTACTGGATAGCGGCGGTTATGGCAATCAGTTTAATCTAGCGGCAGCCATCAACATAGCCGTTGAAGATGGATGCAACATAATCAATATGAGTCTGGCATGGTGGAATAAGGATAATGCTGTACAAAAAGCAGTGACCGCCGCTGTAAAAGCTGGCGTTATACTCATCGCCGCTACCGGCAATAACGACATGGAAAGAATTATGTACCCCGCCGCTTATGCTGGGGTGATAGCCGTCGGTGCTTGTAACTGTAGAGGTACCCGATGGGTGCATAGCGAAGAAAGAGGAAGTAACTACGGAGATAAACTACTTTGTATTTGTCCCGGAGACGGACAGCCTACGACCCAGAGGCTTCGTAGCAGACATACAAACGTAGACGCTACATCCGCTGCCACTGCCAACCTGAGTGGAGTGGCCGCGCTAATAAAGGGAGCTTATGGCTTTTTAGATACGGAAAAATTCGAGGAGTTGATACGGGAAGGATCGCATTTAACTTGTCAAAGTAATTTTGTTGGGTGTGGAGTTCCCGATGCTGGAGAGATGGTTCGGGCTGTAATGGCGGAACCGGCGCAACCAACTCCGACGAAGCTGGGCGGTATTGATCTTGAAATGTTTGTATCCGAGATTGAGTATGTGGAAGAGGGGCTAAAGAACATAAGGGAGTATGTTGAAGGGTTTATAAAGGGGTAGCGTTACCACTTCTTGGTAAACCCATCCTTGAAGCCCTTGACCGGAGAGGAGCCGAATCCTTTGAAGGTTGTGGGCTTTTTCTTTTTCTTTCTTTCTACTGGAAATATAAAGCTAATAGGAGATACGTCCTCCTCTACAACTCTTGCCCCCTGCTTGTAGAGGGCGTAACCAGGGATGTGAGCGGACATGGAGTTTACAAACTGTTTTATACCTTGGTCAAGTAAAAGATTATCTTCAGTAATAGAACCCCAACTCATCATGCCAATAGCTTCTGGTAGTTTATCTATTACTCCTACCGCTGCACTCGCTCCACCCATAAGCGCGCCTACCGTTGGCGATACAAAACCGGGAACCGGCCTTCCGAAAAGATATGAAGTGGGCGCAGAAGCAGTGGCGGCGAGATGTGTAAGATCGAGACCCATTTTCTTTCCTGCAATATACAACGCAGCGGCTTTAACCCCTAAAGCCAATACTCCAAGACGCTCATAAGTGCGCAAAGGATGTCCAAAAACGTCCTCGCCCTTCAAGGCCATACGTCCAAGGGTGGGTATATGCCTTCCAAGAAAGTATTGCGGCCATGAAGTATATTTAGCAGCAAGTTTTCCAGCTTCAGAAGTAAGTATTGGAGGCATAGCAACTGAATCATACATAAATTGCGAAGTTGGTACCCCTATAAAGTCGTTCGCCCTTCGCATGTCCTGAAACATTCCTACATCAAGAGCATCAGCTAATACATCAGCAAATTTATCACCAGTTAAACTTCTGCGCTCTATACCTAGCGTTCGTTTAGCAAAATCTGCAAGATCATCCATCAACCTCGGCGAACCCCTCTCGAAAATCTGATGCCATCCAGCAAGATAGGAGTGAGCAACATTAAGTTGGTCGGTAAGCATTATTCCGCCGTAGCTGGTAAATCTGTCGGCTTCTTTGAGTTTTCCCCACTTTGCAGCATTCCTTATATCTACACCAGCAATCGGAACTCCGCGACCAGCCATCATCTTAGAAGTCTTTAATAGTTTGTGACCACCCTTGAGCGGCATCTCTTTCCATGCCCATGCAGAAGATTTTAATCCGTAAAGTTGGTTATCCAGTTGAGTCTGAAATAAGTTTCTCGCACTTGGTCTTAACTGCTTCAACAATCCTCTATCAATGGCGTTCCTTGCTCTTCTCGAAAAGTTAACAAACGGCTGATCGGAAGCCTCCCACTTAGGTATAATCTTTTCCATCTGTTTCGATAGTGGATTAAATATACTATTCAAAGTAACATCTATATCTGACTGTATTCCCAAAGCAGATGAAGCCAATTTGTTAAACTCTTTTTGTATTCTACCGCGAAGCTCTATCGGCAAAGCCTTTATGGACGCCTCCATTTCAAGGAGACCGGGCTGTACTATGAAATGCTTGGCGGACATCAAATCCGCCGTTGACTCCACCTCCATGAAGGCGTACTTTATATCATCGGGTTCTAAATCTTTACGAGCAATAACAATACCGCCGCTGGTTTTGGTGGGGGCTTTTCGTTCTCTTCTAAGTTTCTCTATTCTAGATTCTCTAAATCCCGTATCTGGCAATTCGTGTTTTCTTGCAAACGCCTTTCTGCCTTCATCAAATTCCACAATCTTTGTTCTAGTGTGTCTAAAATAAGGTTCTTCAACAGGAGCTATGCCTTGTTTAATCAGTTCTGGATCACGAGTTATTTTACCCTGCTCTAATCCCATGTCTCGCCACTTGTTTACAAATAGCTCTGCGTTCTCTTGCGCTATATCATCCATCCATGCGAGTTCTTCTGGAGACACAGCAGATACAAGCTCAACCGGCCATTCGTCAATTGGATTTCCGTCTGATACTCTAGCCATAGCCTCGTCAATAGCATCATCCCACTTTCTACCAAACCTATTCTTGAATCTTCCTCGCAAATCAATAAGCCATTTGTTCTTACTATTGTGCAGAATCTTTGCCGTGTATACATTATCATAAAACTTAGCAAGATCTCTCTCCATGCCGAACTGTGACCATACATGAACTGGTGGAGATATAGTTTTTCTATAAGCCCTAGCAATCCACCCATCACGCACCTTTATGGGTACTTGACCTAGCACTCCTACCTGCCTGGAAAGGTCGTCTAGCTCATCAACGTTTAGTTGAAATATTTTAGTCTTTGGGGTTATCTTGCCGGGAGTTATTTCCGGTAACGTTCTAGTCTCTATCATCTTCTTCATATCCTTCGGCCTCATCCAGCCAGAAGGATTGTCGCGAGTGATTAAAGAATCATTTAGATACTTTTGCCTGACAACACCCTTAAAGACATCATCTAAACTTGTTGCACCTTTGTAAATGTCATCAAAGGTTTCAGCCCCAGTCATTGCCATTGCAGCCCTCCAAGCTTCATCGGCATTCGGGTCTTGCAAAATTTTAACCAACCTTGTAGGCATATCATCACCGCCAGATTTTATCATCGCCTCGCTGGTAGAAATTAAAATATCATCCACAAGGTCTCCTGGATTTGCCTTTCGTATAAAGGGCTTTATTCTGGCCGGAAGCTTTAGCTTTGTTGCGCCCCGCACTCCTTTAGCAACTACATTATCTATACCTGCTCCAACGGCGACCTCAAGTGATATAGCAACGCTGAGTTCGGCGATAGCTTCATTCACACCTAAAACCTTACCTAACGATGGATGTCTTTCAATGAACTTATCGTAGTCATATAAAGATTGCGGGAACACAGCACCGAGTGAGTTTCTTACAACCTTCGTTCCTCCACCGGCCCACGCTTCTTCTACTGCGAGTTCGTAGTCTCTTGCTGATGGTTTAGGATGGTTACCTTTTGGATCAGTTATTTGCCTTCTTTTCCAATCCGATATTACTCCGGCTACAGCACCCACAAGCTGACGCGGACGAGCCTCTATATCTAATACATTGAGAAGCGTAGTTCCTGTAGCTATATTAGTAGCAGCGTCTCTTAATTCTATTGCCGCAAATCTATTAAAAAAACCACCCTTTTCTTCCATCTCATTCGCTATGTTATCTAACTCTTGATACGCCTCGTTACCTTCCAAATCACGTTCTGCTGCCTCTACACCAGATAACAATGACCAAAGGCTGGGTCTATCTTGTTCCTCCGGCGTAGCCATACCTATATCATTTGGAGGTACTCCCAGAGCGGCCTTCAAATCACTTAGCATAGATGCGCTTGGATGCTCAAGTACTCCCTCCAAGCCCTCTTTAGGGGAAAGTATCCCCTCCAACCCTTCTTTAGGGTAGAGTATTCCCTCTAAGCCTTCTTTATTCGTTCCCATTACGCTTTAAACCCCATATCCTTTTAACTTTACTTACAGGAAATCTACTTGTTACTTTGTGAAGAGGTTTGGCTCCAGCATATTCTTTTCTAGATAAGGGTCTCCCTTGAACTTGAAAAGAAATATAATTCATAATCGAAATGGCATCGTCACGAGACAAGCCCTCCTCTTCTAGAGCCCTTACTCCTCCCCATGCAAAATCTACGAAGTCCTCTGGAGCGTAGTACGAATTGCCAGAAAAATAATCCATAACTTCTAGCACGCGCTCTTCAAGATGTTTTCTGGAAACACCCCCCGGTATCTCTACATAGTCTAGGGTGGTAGATAAATGCTTTAAAGCCGCCTCTTTTGTTGGCAACACTTTCGATACCGGTGACTTGGTTCTACTTGATATAGTTGGTGTATCTACATTTATCGAAGGCGATATATCTTCTATAGATTCACCCACATCCTTAAACGTTCTTCGAGCTTCGGTTAACTTACTTACAGATTTTGTTTTTGGAACAGTGGCGGGGGCTTTACTTATCGGACGCTGTGCTTTTTCTTTTATTGCACCATATACATAATCTTTCATTGCAGCAGCATCAGATTCGGAAAAGCCGCTTTTTATTAACGCTGGCTTGGTCAGTGCTTCCCAATTGGCATCCAGCTCATTTTTTGTCCATTCTGTACGCATTTTCTGGAGTCTGTCAATAAAGAGTGTTTGCGATACGCTAGCAGGGAGTGTTATATCAGGTAATCCAATTTCTTCCAAAGTTTGTGATGTTTCTTGTGGTGCTGGAGTCGGAGCGGTTGGAGTCACAACTGGAGTATCGGCAGGCCGTACTCCCTTTTCCGCATCTTTTCCGAAAAGTTTCTGTACAAAGGATTTTTCTTTGTCAAACTCCTCTAGCCCTTGAATGCTTCGTACACCTATTGGCTCAACACCAAGATCGATCAAGGCTCTACTCAAATCATCGTAACCGCCCAAAACATTTCCAGCCGCTCTGTTATATGATGGAAGTAAATCCACCCTTTTTGTAGGCCAATCAGGATCGGGTATATCCATCTCAAGAGATATGCGCTCAAATGCTATTTCGGCCATTCTGATTCTTCCATATATCGGAGTTAATCGAGGGTCTTGACTCAGTGGTTTATCAAAATCACCAAGCTCTGCTCTTTTATCAAGTATCTCTAGGGCAATATCTTTTTTATAATCGGCAAGTGATTCAGACCGAGTATATTCGGTAGTCGCGGCTGAAACTTTTGCATCAGCAACCATTTTGTCTGCGGCAGTCCTCGCATCCGCAACTAATTTATCGGCATCTTCTTTGTTGGTTGTTGATACTTTACTGGCCTCTACCCTTGCATCAGCAACAAGTTTAGCTGCATTCTTCTGGACAGTATCTAAATTTTCTGCCGCAAGAGTAGCCGCCGCCTGTGCATCCTCTTGAAGGTCTATCTTGAGGTCTCTTTCTTTTTGTTTTTCTATATTGGCGGACTGTAGCTGTTCGCGCTGGAGTCCCGTAGTCTCTTTATGTCTAGCCGTAGCACCCCGCTCCCTCATAAGGGTAGGCAGTATAGCTTTGAGCATATCATAACTCTGCACGCCCTTAGCCGCTTCTTGTTTTTCAAGTTCTTTCTTTTGTGCGCTAGCAGTCTTAGCAAGCGTTCCTAAAAAAGTAATTGCCTTGCTAGGTACATATTTTCCACTACTCCCCACTTTACTCGCCTCCTAACCTGTGTATTCGTCGTACTGCTTTAAAGGATCGTATGGTTGTTGATACATTGGAGGAAGTTGCTGAGGTTGCCGAGACTGCTGCTGTTGACCCATATTAGCAAAGTTCATAATCTCCTGCAAGCCCATCATTGGATTGGAGTCAGGTTTTTGCCATGCCTTCGTCATTATAGCCTCAAGTACACTACCCCATGCCTCATTCTCTGCTTGCTGTTTCTGGTACTGCATTTGAGTCTGTAGCACCTGAGCCTGAAGATCAAACGCTGCTCCCTGCTGCTGCAATCCAATTGTTTGCAATCCAGTCTGAGCCATAGCATTAGCCAAAGCATTTACACCACCCTGTCTAATATCTTGTTCTCTTTCAAAGCCAGCACCAGAACTGTATACACCCCTACCCGCTCTACTTATTCTATCCTGCTGTATGCCTTGGGATACCTGACCACCAATGAGTCTTTCTTGAGCCTCCATATTTCTAATTCCAGCCGCAGTAATATCTGCCGATAAGGGTTGGCGGAGAGCCATCTCTGGCGAGGTTCTGTCTAGTTTGGTTTGGTAATTAGATTGTTTAATTAACTCACCGGGTAATGATCCAAATAAATATGGTAGATATTTTTGAGTCCACGGAATGTCTACGTCTCTAGCTTTTAATTCCTGTTCTTGCGCTGATACATTACCCCTTGTATCGTACAAGGTTTTTGCCGCGCCAAGTACTGATGTCCAACCCATCTTCATTCACCTCGGTTTCTCTTGTTTGATTATATTCGTCTGAGTTATAATAGCTGGAGCAGCTCTATCTTTTCTAGTTCTAACGGTTCTTGCTGGTGGAGAATGCCTATCCGATAATACCTTGTGATTTTTAACCACTGTGCCCAAGCCTCCTTAAGAATAGATATGTTAAAGATTCAATAGAGCCGGCAGTCCACGTTATCTCCAAAGAAAATAACCTACCCGCTATACCGCTAAAGCCTACCGGCCCGTCAAAGCTGGTTGGAGACTGTGTTTCTTCTAGAGTATCATCCTGATTATAAAGGTTCATAGTAACACCGGTGAGTCCGTTCTGTTGTACTTGAATACCCCTGATTACTGCGTGCATAACTCCGTTGCGTAGGTTCAACCATGCGTGCCGTAGTTTGGCCGTGATGGACGTTCCGTTGTCGTCAATGGCGTCTGGGTCGTAATAGTGATTCAATTTGCGCCCTGTCCCCCCTATGGAACGCCCCTGGGCGTCCACACAGAAACATGATACATTGACGTTGGTATCGTACCCCCAACGTCCTGTGGCGATATGACACACAAATGCGTTCCCTGACGGCTGTGATAGTACATAGAACGCCTCGTTGTCATCGTCAGTATACACCACCCCTGCACATTCGTTGGATAGACCTGCGAGGTTGTTTATGTTTTTGGATAGTCTGGTTATGGTTGATGAGGTTATCATCCAGACGCCATGAACATTGTTGTAAAATATCAGAGCGTCATCTCCATAAGACGCTAACGACCTTGGAGCGGTACACCCTAAACCAAACTCGGTTTGACTACCGGTAACCTCTCCACCAGCGACCACTTCCATTATTGGCTGTGCTTCTGGATCTCCTGCTATAACATAAATTGAGCGTTTCTTGAAGATGTAAAGGGAGTTTCCCCTCACTGCTAGACAGGTAATAACATCTCCGTCGTCCTTCCTGACTTCTATCCAATTGTCTGACGGCCATTGCTCTGGCTCTCCTATAGCTGAGTATCTAAGAACTGAAGGGTCGGTAAGCGTATTCACCCCGTAGATTCTATCTTTATAATAAGTAAATAATGTTAATCCAGCCTCTGGTGGAGTCCAGTCTATACTCGTGTCTAAAGGGGGGTACTTAACTAGATTCTTATCAAGATCGGCATTACCTATTCCGTCAATAAACGCATGACTCGTATTTTCAAGTTCTGCTAGTCTAAAATATGTAGAAGTCTCTAACGATTGCGGGTTGTCCTCTATTCTAGTTCCATAAAGTTCTATGTTTGTCACCTGCGGGTCGGGAGAGGCTTGAACAGTTACGCTTCGCTTAAACAAATTGAATACATCCTGAGCCGCATTTTCGGCAACTCCATCAGAGTCATGCGTTGCGGAGAACAAAGACGCCGTGTAGTCTTGTAGTGAAGTCCACCCACCTTTACGGCGCGTATATCTATACTTATACCTTCTCCATCCGGCTATATTTACCGCATTAAGAGGAGCGGTACTCTTAACTATAATTGGAAGGTCGGTAGGTGCTGAAATTCCTACCCGTTCATAATCTATAGCATCATACTTGTACGGTACGTTGACCCCGTCCCCTATAATAGCCCAATCAGTATACTCCACAATCCAGACATCTGAAGTTCCAAGCGGGTAGCCATCGTTTATCTCGATGTAATCATCGTTACCTATCTCCCAAGCAAACAGTTTAGTACCAGAGCTATAAAGATATTCACGATAGAAGTTGGCAATGCCGGCATTACTCCACTCTCTTGAATACTCGTACACAACGTCAATGGTTCCATCTGATAAATCATCTGCATCAAGACAGGACTGCCCGCCTCTGAACTTTGTATCACCAGTATTTGTTCTTATATTCTCAGAGTCAAGCAGTGATGTATGCGGAGCTTTACCGCGACCAGAGTTTGTTCCTGATACAAGTAATCCTAAATCAAATGTCGGTATGTTGCGATAATTCATGTTTAAGTTTAATCTCCGCTTCAGGCTTGCCTAACCACCCAATGCGATCCCCTGTTAGTATTCGCTCTATACAAGATGCCAGAAAGCCATCATATCCATATAGCTCAATTCTTCCATCTTTACAGATTGTCATTTTGCCCCGCTCCTTTCACCAAATAAACCCTTTATCTATCATCCAGTTCTTTTTATCTTTGACCTGCGCCCTTTTTATAGCTTTCTTGAATTTCACATTCCTATATACATTCAACCAATGAGCCGCTACCAATGCCGACCGATTATTACCAGCCGCACAATGAATTAAGATATTATCATCTCGTCTTGCGTGAGTATATACAGCTAAATCAAGTACGGCGGCAGCAGCATTAAGATCATTCTTGAAAGCCAGTCCTAACTTGGGATCATCTAATCCCCATTTAAGATAAACACAATCAGGAAAAATTGGTGTAGCAATATCATTACAAACATTGAAGACAATACCAATACCAAACTTCTTTAACAACGTTTCATTACTTGCGTCTTTTAGATTGCCTATATAAATCATAGGCTTATTTGTTCCTTCTAATAATCTCATTTGCCCCGCTCCTTGTTAAGGTATTAAATCCGGGTTACGATACTTGTCAAAGGTGTCTGACTCTGCCGCATATTTAGCTTTCAAAGCATCTATAACGGTTACTCCAAGCCTCATTTGTGCGGCAGAACTTCTAGCTCCACTAAAATGTAATACCGGCATATTCATATAAACGTTTTCACTTAACACCGTTCCTTGATACCAGTAATGAATAAACTCTTTAATATCAAATCTATGTACGTTCAAGCCGGTATATGTAGTCTTTACGCACGGTATAAATGTATCTGTGTCCCAAGTAGTTTCCTGTGTTATGGCTCTTGTATATGTACCGTCTGTGTAAAGTATATTAAATACTTGTCTGGTAAAAGCGTTATTACGCTCCCATTCATATCCAGTAAGGTCTATAGTTTGTATAACCGATAAAGTGTCGCCCAATCCAGTACCATTAAGTCCAAATCCAAATGGAACGAGTATGCAAATCTCTGAACGGGGATCATTGCGCGGGCCGTGATAAACCACGCTCCCTTCGTTTGTAACCGTTAAAGCCCATCCAGAGTTTAGCAGACATACAGAAGTAGCGGCATCGTACTCGTACGCTTTAGTGCATCCAGTATCATCCATAGCAACTGCAACCGGAGTACCTCCCGGAAAACTTTCCCATAGAAAATAATCATCAGGAAAAGTCCATTTCTCACTATACAACCCACCATCTTCTCGTCTAATCGGAGATGCCGGAAAGAAACCATATATCCAACTAGGACTTCTGAATCCAAGCTCCGCTGGAGGTACGGCGGCATAAACGTTTATAGATATAAACCTCAGTAAAGTCTCCGTTATCCTCATCCCTAGGACGTAGAGTGAACTTTTTATCATGATTAAGCTTTTTCTAATCCACCACCGCTAAACAATATATTGAATCCGGCTTCTGGACTATTCTGTATTGCTGGAGTGTTATTATCTATTGATCCTGATTGACCCGGCAAAGAAATTATCTGCTTTGTAGCGTCTAGCTCCTTGAGCATGCGGACTGTGCGATCCCAAATTATAAGTTCGTCAGAAACGCTAATCACTTTGTCGAATTGTCGTTGACCGGCAAGCATTAACTCCACTATAGACGGATGCCACTCAATGGGGAGGTGCGGTTCGTCGTTATCGACAGCAACGTCTGGAGGCCAACCGTAGAACCACCATTTAATCGTCAATCCATCTTTGGCAAATGTAGGATAGAAATTAAGTTCTCTGCGGCCACTAACGCCCCATATATAAGCAGAATGAGGAACGCCCTCTGTGTCTTGATCGGCTACCGGCCCATAGAACGCTTCCGGCCCATCACAGAATTTAATAACACGGTTGTATGATGAGTTAAAGTACATGTGCCTGTGGGCAACAAACGTCGATGGAACTTGATAGGCCTTTTGGCCTTCAACGGAATCAAAAGTATAGTATTGCTCTGTACGGTTTACAGTAAACTCTTGCGCCAACTTGTCCTTTACTGTATTGAGTAACGCTGTAGCCCTAGAATCGTTCCAGTAAACGATATTATATGCGTCCATGAGAGTATTAAATCTGGTAATTATATTACGCCTTGTCATGTTGTTATATCCTTTTACTGCGAAAAACCTTAAACATCCTAGCTATGATGCCTTTATTCTTTGGTATTACAGAAATACCTGGCCTTCCATAATTAAATCCAGAAAAAACCACAGTCCACATAGGGGCAAAGAGAGAAATCAATGTATAATACGAACACAGTAGACGAGCTAAACACTCAGAAGATAAATGATTGAACATTTTTAATGCCTTCCGAAATTGGTGGTCGGCTTTCTAACCTTTCTAAAAACCCCTATACGCTTTGTAGGTTGAGCGGCATCAGTAAATGATAGAGTATGAACAACTCCATGCACTGAAATGTAGCTCATTCTTGATAATGATAATAGGTCGCAGGCCTTGCAATAGCATAATGAAAGAATCTGCGACCATATTGACTGTAACATTTTATAACCTACTATAAAAGAAATGCTCCAATACCCTTCATGCCATTGCCGGGTATTCTTTTTTCTTCGTAGCTACATGTAAAACGTTCTTGTTGGTAATACTGAGCGGCGGTTCCTTCGCCACCTACAATATCATGATAAGCGCATATTCCAGGAGAACCAACCAGCGGCATGTATAATTCCGTTTCGGCTTTAACCTGATCGTAAGTGTGTTTACTATCAGCGAAAAAACCATCAAGACATCCTCCGCCCAAAGCTTCAATTACCGCTTGTTTTGTAGACTCCAGTTCAGAGGGCATGTTAAGAATGACGGTTCTTTTTCCAGTTACAGCCTCTACGCGCCTTGCCAGTTCTGCAGAATTGTCGTCTAAAGTTACGCCTATTAGTATTCCGTCATCTGCGATCATCTGTGACCACATCATAAGCCCGCCGCCACCATAACAACCTATTTCAAGCCAATTATCAAGAGGTCGACCGATATACTCTGGAATTCTCTCAATCGCCCAAAAAACTTCCGCTTGATTTTGCTGTATATTGCCAAGACCTTTCGCTAGTCTCCACATCTCTTCGTTAGTCAAGTTATTTCCTCCAATATCCTATTACCAAACCGTTAGCTGCTGGAAATGGATCATTGTAATTAGCATAACATATATCTTTCCAAGACGTTTCAACCCATACATTATCGTCTAATGTAATTCTTTTAAGATACCCGCCATACGCAAATCTTATCTCTCCATTTCTTAGCATAGCATCCATTTCCTTGTTGTAACCCATAGGAAGAGTTACAACCATCAATTCGGAACACAGACTTTTCATATTTTCGATAGCCGAAAGAATTTTTCGTGGGTCTTTACTGCCATCATCACGACCAACATGTTCTAATGTAGAAATGCTAACTACAAGTTTATAAGTTCTGACTGGGTTAAAGTCTACTATGTCCTCATTTATAATATCTGGAAATTTCTCATTTACTTCAAATCTATCAACCACGTCATGAAAACACTGCCCCTTAAAGTAGTGTCCCAAAACATTGCCGACTTCTAATATATCTTCAGAATTATATTGCTTGATAATATCCCAGACTATAGGAACTTCCGCAACCCGCTCGCCGATAGCCCCTTTATAGTTGTACGTTTTTCCGCTAAAGACAAATGATTTCGGCATCTACAGAACCTTTCTCGTGGCAACCCAGAACTTATCCCATACAACATCTGCACCGCATTTAGCTACTGCGCTTGCTATCTGCGCGTCAGTAAGTAGAATGTAGTCGCTACGCAAAACATTATCTAAATCTTCTTCAAAATTATCAATAGACACAAACTTGGCATAATCACCATACCAATATTTGAGATATTCTCCACCGTCCATATCAAGAATTATCGGAACAGAGCCACAAAAAATAGCTTCCATGTTTCCAATTTCTATACCAGCAGTTTCTGTTTCTCTATACGTTATCATGCCCTGCATACTCATCGTATACTTAGACCTGCAATAAAGCAAACGCAATTTAGCTATTCCGTCATCTGTAAGCGGGCAGTAATCAAATTGTTCTATATTCATACCGGGCAAAAACCCAACCCTGCCTCCACGACCATAAAGAATCACATGGTTAAGGTGGGGTATTGCCGCCAAGCATCTGTCTGCTCTGTATACCCACTCGCCATGACTTGCATCTACAGTAAGCACTCCTATATCCTTCGCCTCTGGTGTCGGATAAAAAATATCCTGATCTACGGGTCGCGGCCATAAAAGTACATTTACTCCTCTGTTTCTGATTTTTTGAATTACCTCTGGATGAAACGTAAGAAGTAAATCATTCTTTCCGAAATAGGATAAAGCTACATCATCGGTTCGTTCCGATAAAACCACTTTGGGAGTTATGTACGCAAGATATGGGTTGTACTCAGTTATTCCAAGATGCGTAATTAACAAATCCGATCCACTCTTGTACTGAGTTTCTGCGCTTTGTGATTGTACAATTTCTACATCATCAGGAAGATATTTCTTCAAACTTGACCATACTCGGTGCATGGCGCTTCCCCAACAAGTAAATGCTACGCTAACTTTTATCATTGCACTGCCTCCATTCGTTTACAACAAAAACAAACCTATTCCCATATCGCAATGCCTATTAGTTCTCTTTTCTTCGTAACTATAATCACACTTTATACGCTGATAAAAATGCCCAGTTGAAGCCACCTTAACAGGTCGTATGTCATGCTTTGCATAAACACCAGGCGATGCCACTAAAGGGGCGTACAATTCTAGCTCCTGGCATGATTGTAATTCCGTATGCAAGCTATCCACAAATATCGCATCTAGCTTCTCGCCATCAAGCATTGCAAGTAGTTTAGCTTTAGTTGAATCCAGTTCCGAAGCTTCGTTTATTAACGAAAATCTTTTTCCTGTGATTGTCGGAATCAACTTTTCTAAAAACTTTGGCGATGGATGATCGAGTGTTATGCCAAAAAGTTGCCCACTAGCCTTGAGTATTTGCGACCACATACAAAGTGAACCACCGCCATGAAGTCCAATTTCAAGAAAATTCTTGAGTGGTCGGCCTATGTGCTTTTGTATTCTCTGCATTGCCCAGAGAATCTCTTCTTGTATTTGCAGCGTGGAACAATTATAAGTTGCAATTCGCCACATCTCTTCGTTGGTCATCAGGATATACTCCGGATTTCATTTCAATCAAACCTTAAGACTAAATTACCTAAAGTGTAATACTTATAACTTCGTCCGCAATCTCTTATAACTTCATCAACGGCCAGTGTAGCCCCTGGAGTTAAATGAAAACCATAATCATCGCAAATAATAAAACCTCCGGATACCATTCTTGGTATAAAAAAATCCATACAGGTTTTAACAGATGAATAATGATCCGCGTCGCAATGTACTAAACAAAACTCCTTATTAGCGACTTCTTGGAAGGTATCCTCGAACCAGCCCTTGTGGAGTTTTATCCTTTCTCCAAAACAGGATAAGTACTCATAAGGAACCTCCACCTTTCCCCAACCTTTCCCCATAATATGTCCAATATCTTTATCGCACGGTTCAGGCAGTCCTTCCCACGAATCAAAACCATGTATCACTTTGTCCTGTAATATACTTGCAATAAGGTACATAGTTCCGCCTTTGCATACACCGGCTTCGGCGACATCTCCTGGCATAAGTTTTACCATTGTGGCAATCTCGTATATTACTTGTAGTACTGTCGGGCCAATCATTGTATACCCAAGAATGCTATTCATTATAGTATCAAAACTATCATTGATACTAAATTCATTACCCTTTAATAATCTTTTTGCGGATACATCTGATCCATCGGATTCATTCATCAGGCAATACCTCTTTTAATAACGAGATAACACTTTCTGTATCATTTATGTCTTTATCTCTAACAATTAACGTTCTATTAAATTCTTGTCTTGCCCCCCATACTGTAGGATTATGCTCATCTGAAAAAAACTCCTCCCAAGATTGCCCTCCATCATGGTTTGGCGGAACAATACAGACTGATGGAAGATGGGCATACCACGCAGCAAGTATCATACAACTATGTGTTCCAATAAAAGCTTTGGCTTCCAATACAAGCCGAACACTCACGAGTATACCAACTTTATTAACTAAATTCAATAATCCTTTTCTTTTATACAAAAAAGATTCAGACAATTTATCTCCCGATTTCCCCACAACAATCACATTATAACCCATAACATCTATAATATAATCAATAATAACTCTATATTTCTTTTCATCAAAAACAACCCTCTCTTTCGCGCCGGCAAATGGATGAATAATAACATAATCGCCAATCGCATCTTTAATCTTGTCGGCTTCTGCAATACTATTATCACTAAAGAATATCGAACGTAAATTTGGAGCAAATCTTGTATACATATATTCTGATTGCTCAATATGGGTAAAACCATCGTTATCAATAAAGCCGCGTTCTCGCCATTCCGCTGGGATGCTATTATAAACTTCAATAACATCTATAAAAGGATTATTTTCTACCAATTTAACAGTGTTCGAGTTATGTGATTCCACAATAATTTTAACCTTAACATTAGGATATAATGTTTTAAGACCATTTAGCCTTCTAAGCCAAAGGCTTGTATCTATGGTACTTGTGGGATATTCTTCAATAACATCCATATCTTCATATTGTTTTCTATTACTCGGATTAGAAAGACAAATCTGTAAGGCGTCTCCAAGTCCACCATTTAGCCATAAAAAAACATTATTATATGGCTTGGCCGCAAGAGCTAATTGATTCATTCCGCCATCGCTATGCGCTGTACGAACTACAAACCCAACCTCTTCAAGTTTAGACGATAAAGATACTATATCATATCCCCACTTATGAAAATTCGAAGCGTACTCTTGTCCTCCATACAAATTTGCGGCTAAACTTTCTCCATCTAAATTAGTTTGCATATCAGTGGGACTTTCCAATACTCCACAATACCGTTTGGCCGCTACTCCTATATCCGGCATCTGTATAAATATTTTAGCACCTTCTTTCATCACACGGAAGACATCCCGCAGAAAACTATCCTGACGCATCTTGCTAAGATGTTCCAAGAAATCCTGCATGTTAATCTCGTCAACGCTATCATCAGGATATGGCAAGAATTCTGTTTCCAAATCAAGAACTTTCTGTATGCCTTCCTGTGATACAATATCTATATTGACCCATCCCTCTTCTGGAGGTCTTTGATTGCGTCCTGCACCGATATTTAATTTCAACACAATTACACCCCGCTACTTGAACATATTGTCAAGCATTAAATCCACTGAATCCGCATTTACACTACCAGACTTGTAGGCCACTGCTCTTATTGTATCTCTAGCGCAAATAGTTATTCTATCAAATCCGGCAGTATTCAATAAGCGCGCCAACCAATAAGTATCATAAGAACAATGATGAAAGTCGCCCGGACTACAGCCTGAATATAACTTAAAGTTCATCCACTTCCAAAAATTCCCTTCATGCAATCCGGGTTTATCGACATCCTTCACCATTCCGGGATATTCATTAACCGGAAATTTAACCTCTAGCCCGTCCTCTATGCGTCCAAGGTTCTTGACATACATTTTTGCGATATATTCTAGATTAGGAGTATCAATATATATCATTCCACCCTCTGTAAGTAAACCGTGTACCCATGATAAACAAGCAGTTTGATGCGTCCATTGAATATGCTCCAATACGTGCTGCATCCTCACGGCCAAGAACGAATTTTCACGCCTCTTTAGAGCGGCAACGCTATCACTAAGTTCGTAATCACCGCTAAAGAACGCCCTAATATCTCCGACGTAATCAGCCCCTTCTACGAAGTCAACAGTTAAGCGATTTTCGATATTTATATCACCTATCTCCAAGACCTCGTCTTTGTCAAAATCATCGGTACTTTCTACAATAGAATTCATTGCGTTACTGCCAATGAAAGTTACCTTGACCGGCCTCAGCTTCTTTAAGTCTTTTCTGTGAAATAGATTCCGTGAAATCCTCATCGTCAACACCTCCAACTGTTTCCAGAATGTTTATTGCAGCATTCGCAACTCTTTTCGGTGTCAGTGTACTCAAGCAATACTTCTTACTGCATGGTTGATACCAACAATACTGCCTTTTGCATCTTGGAAACGATCCAATCCAACGCGCCCTGTTATACTGAAGCCTAACCATAGGGTTGGTTGGACCAAAAATACCTAAAACGTTTCGCCCCATCACTCCCGCCACATGAACCATTGACGAATCCGGCCCAATTAACAGCATTGCTCCGCTAATTATACCAAGTATAGAATTGAGGTGCATGTGATGAAATGCTTTAACTCCACTAACCTCAAAATCAAGTGTAGAATCAACGCTAACAACCTGTATGTCACGCTTCTTTCCCCATCTATACAACTTGGATAAAAGAGCTTTTGTGGTAATTTTGTGGTAATCTCTCCATCTGTCGTGACTGCGAAGATGCAATATAATATACCTATCGTTAAGCCCAAGAGTTCTAGGTATATCCTTTTCTTCATCAGTCAACTGTAACTTATAATTTTCCCTTCTAAACTCAACCTCACATGCCTCTGCAAAAATTGACTGTCTTGATTTAGTAATATACTGTCCATATTCAGATTCATAAACAGTTGCCGGGTCTGGATCATAAAGTCTGTATACAATGCTGCCGGCCTCTTGACACTCCATAATGAAAAAGTGGTGATCGCCACGACCTATCTCTTCTTCGGTAAAAGGAACTACAACATCAATATCTGGATGATGTCTAAAAATTGGGTCTACATAATCAATACAAACAACAACAATTAGAACATCTCCCCATTTCTTTCGCAATCCAGTTATAGCTGCGAGTATCATAGCTGCATCGCCTATACCTCCAACCGGACGATACACTACAATAGCTCCGCCAATTTGACGAATAAAATCAATTATCCCAGGGTTACTTAAACTATATAGATCATACATTTAATGTCCGCCGAATCTATAGCGGCAACGTCAAGGTCGCTGGTTAAAGACCATCTCGCCCCTAGATTGCCGCCGGTAAGTTTATCCAATATACCAACCTCTCTTAAAATAAACGCAGAACTAAAACTTGGAAACACGGCACGAACAGTAACTACATTTTCAGAATACGAAACATCAGCCAAACGCCGATGCAACTCATTCTCTAAATATCTATCCTCTGTACTTGGGCTCTTTTCGCCCTGCCCTAAAGCTATATACGGCATCCACGCTAGTGTAAAGTTCGATGGTGATCCCAAGCATGACGCAATTGTCTCTAGCCCGCGCATCGTTATTATGTCAATAGCGTCAACCTCTACACCATTAACCTCGAGTATCGTAGTAATTTCTTTTACAGCAGTTAGCCTCATTCTTCTCCAGCCCTTGCACCCATAGAGGCAACCATAGTGCTGACCGGAATACCACCTACTCCATGCCTTTGCGCTACTATCTTTTCGTATTCTTCTCTATCTACTATCGCAAAAGAATACTTACTTCCCAAACTGGGAACATATACAATTTCCACTGGAACAGAAAGGCGTTTCTCTAATCCTTGCTTTGTATATTGACCCGGTAACGGCTGATTGATTTTTCCAGGCCAACCATCCATCCTCTGCAAGTCTGATGTAGATACAGTAAGCACGCCAACCTTGTCACCAACATCTATGTATGGACTCTCGTAGTCTTTAGTTTGCTGTTCAAGTGCGGCTTTAGAATCGGCCGGAACTGACCGCTCTGAAATATCCTTCAATGTCTGCAAGGTTTTTTCTTGTATCTCTACGAAAGCTGGATTTATACCTGCTGCCGAAGCCACCCCTTTCATTGCATTTACAACCGCCTCGTCTATTGCCTTTTGCATTTCCGAAGATAACTCTTCTTTTTTCTTTACAACTCCTATTTTTTCCTGCATTGTTTAACCTCCATTTGTAAGAACCGGTAGGAGGTGACCTCTTCGGTATAACCTCCTACCGGCCGGCGGACGCGCGGGGCGGGCGTCCAAGTGTTATGCCGACACGCACATATTCGGTGCAGCCGGGCCACAAAGTAAATCAACAACTACATTATCGGCTGATGCCTGAGTAGCAAGAATAGCATTACCTATCAACAGGTTGAAAGCGGAAGTACTCGATACTGCAACATCAGCAGTTCTAGCAATAATAGCTTTGTCAACAGCCAAAGCTCCGTTGGCAGCTACCCAAATACGACCCTTGAAAGCAACCCACCCCCAATAGTTGTCGGCAATTCCATCGGGAGCAACAACAACTCCTTGAACCTCGGAGTTTTCATCACCCGCCGCGGAAGCTTCCAAATTATACGGGAAAGCCACATCAACCACATCACCAACAGCCAGAGCTACAGTTATATCTGGCTGGAACTCAACCCGAGTAGTGGTATTAGATATAATGTAAGCCGATTCGCCTTCAGGAGCGGCGTTCGCTCCACCGACATCATCGTATACATTCATAACACCATGCACAAGTTCATCAGCGGTCAAGCCGGTATCGGTAAAGTAGTAGAGGCCGCCGGCGGTAATGGTCAACTGTGTGTTTGCCGGTCTACTTGCCAGACTATACTGAGCAAGTGTACCTCCACTTCGGTTAAGACACCACCGAAATTCAACCTCTCCCTCGCACCATACCCTCTCGTATGGGCCGGTTCCGATTATTGAGTTTTCCACTCTAATCTCACCGGGCTTAGGGGTTGGTTTATTTTCAACAGAGCCAGTTCTCAAAGTATACTGTGTATCGGCCACAGTGTCCCACAAGTTATTCATGTGCTGGCGCATTGTAGAGGCTTCGCCAGCCCATTCAGCTTTTAGTCTTGAAGTGATTGTCGGTCTAGCCATGACTTACCTCCTATGCCCAAGCTGTAATTCCCTGAAGCACCGCGTGCTTGCGAGGAATCAACATTATTAACTGACCGCGAAGCATCAAATAACGCACCTTTACAAATTGATTGTAAGGCGTCCTTTCAGCAGTCCAGTTCATCCAGGCTCCACTATCAGAAATAAGACGAATATACTTTTTGTTCAGTATTCTTATCTCGCCGGTTGGAGCGTCATACGAGTCAAATCTAACTGGAACTCCCCTGAAGAGAGCGTTACCAAAGTTATACCGAGTAGTAGCATCATTACTCTGGTAATTTATACGGTAATTTTTCATGTGTTGAACGCAATCCGTATATTGCTCGTATGTCATCTGGTCAGTGATTAGAAAGTAATCACTAAGACTCTCACCCTGAGAGCAGTTATTAAACATTGTTCCCATACGTTTCAGGCAAGTCGAATAACCAGTCGCAATAACACCAAACGCGCCAACATTGGCCGGCGCACCAAGTCCAGACTCAGTAGGGTGCGGCTGGTACGAAAGAGCCGAATTATCCCAATAGCAATTACGCCACCAGTAATGACCAGCTCTATCAAGTCCGGCTAGCACTCCAGTTCTAGGATCGGTTGGAACGAGTAATTGAAGGCCATTCAAGTCCTTTCCAGAATTTCCTACCAATGACGCCCATAGCATGGTGTTCATTTCTTCTCTAACACCATCAACCAGGGCTTCAACTCGCTGTTCCACCAAGTCAAAAATGTTACCAGAACCGGCCTGTTCTCGCTCTGTCACCCAGTCAACGATGACATCGCCAGCCCCTTGTTTGAAGTTCCAATAACAGAAATTTAGAACAGGAGAAGAAGCTGGAGTCATAACCGTCCCTTTGTCAAATGTCTTGAAGCTAGCATTCTTTCCTGTTCTAAGTGTTGATTTTATTCTCGCTCCACCGTTTCGTTCCTGTCTCCACGGCGAGGTTTCCAGTTCATTCAAGAGCGGATTCTGCATAAATAACTGGTCATAAATAACTGGCAGATATTCGTCAAGGCAAGTTGCTACCCGCTCGTCGTCTAGCGCATCAGTAATGTTTCTATCAGCCACTTTTTACTCCTCCAATCTACGGTATAGATCGTGGGTGTTCTTTATTAAATCTTTCCATTGCCCTTCGAGTAGCACCACCAAAGCTGTTACTTCCTTCTTCTGTGTTTCTCTTTAGCGCACTCTTAAGTTTGGAAAGTACCGATCCAGCCGAAGAGGGTACAGTAATCGCGCCACCACCAGAAGAACTTTGCTCTACACCCGGTCTCGCTTTAGGTAATGCTCCTCCAGCAAGTTGCTGTTTTGGAGGTTGCCCTGCTTGCCTGGTGTGTAAAGCTGGATTCTGACCAGCCAGCAGATCGTACGCCTCCTCAAGTTTAATCATTGATCCATCTTGCCCTCGATATTGCATTTGTTTATTCTGCAATGCTTGTAGGGTCACGGACTTTGCGCTTGGATACTTGTTGCAAAGTACACCGTACTCTGATTGCACTTGATTATTTTGCATATACCGCGTAACCTCCGTTACTGGCAACATAAGACCGGGCATAACCTCTTGAAGCACATCAGTAATCAACTTGCGCGCCTCAATTTCCTCCGGAGACCTATCTTGAACCGCCGGAGATTGAGCGTTTGGTTGATTATTACTGAATGGACTGTCTACCGGTTGACCAGACTGTATCCTTCCAATAGTCTCAAAAACTATTTTGTTTACTACTGGATTTTCTTTAACAAGTTCACCCAAATCTGCATAATTCTGTTTGGCGTCTAATTCTCTCCCTCTATCTGCAAGTAATTGCATTTTCTGAGTGAAGACACCATTCATACTGTTAAAGCGTTCTTTTTCAGCATCGGTTAAAGATTCAAGGTCAACGTTCATGAACGAATCAGAGGCTTGACCCATAGCTTGCTCTGTCGGCTGCGACGAATCCTGAGTCCCTGCAGATTGGTCATCGCTGACTTCCGCCGAGTTACTCTGGTCATCTATGTTTTCGTTTGGCATCTTCATTTCCTCCATTTGTTATTCAAGTCTTGTAACTGACGAACCATATTCTCAAAATGCACCTCACTCCTTATACTACTTTCAGTAAGTTCCTTAAAGCAAAGAACAAACAGTTTATGATCTTCTTTAAGATCATCTATAACTGCATTTCTTGAGGCGCTTCCATTGTGCGAATCTTTTATACGAAGAAAATTCGTTACAACATTTATTGCAAGTATTACGGTAGCAATTGGTATTGCTATAGTTAAGTTTACATCCACGACTCTCACCTCATGGCTGGATAAACTGCACGATACTCATAAACCTCTTCGTCTGGGATCGCTTGATTTGACTGCATTGGAACAATCTTTATATAGGCAGTTCCATTTCCGGATGCACCTATTATGCTTACCTTCCTACACGGTATCACGAACTCTTCTACAAGTGCAACGGGTATTCTATAACTGGCAGCTCTTTTCTCCGCCGCCGATAAAGCGTCCCATGTATCGTCGGCATCTTCTTGAACATGAAACACCTCGGTCTCGCAATATATTGTATAAGAATATATTAACTCGCCAAATTCTTGTTCAACTGCGGCCGCTGCGTTGAATGCTACTTGAAAGCTATTTTCTTCTGCTGGCATAAATCCTCACCTCCATTAACGAGTATTCCTTGATTTTATATCGTTAATAAAACTTCTATAATCCGCTTGTCCTTCCGTTGAAATTACATCTTCTCCGGTTCTGGAATTTTCTTTTCCCCACCCCGGTTCCTTTCTTTTGTCAAATATAGTTTTCTTTTCAACAACCGGACGACCTTCAGCAACAGCTCGTTCCTCTGAGGTTAAACGACCCGCACTCGGTTCTGGGTTAAATGGCAAGTCAGGGCAGTACGCGTTTGAATAAGCGAGTTTCTCTCTCAAGTCCCGCCTAGAACTAACATGCATACCAAGAGATTCATCAAACCCCGGCTCAATGTCGCCCCTCACCACAGTTGTCTGCAACTCCAGGGCGCGCCTCATATCAGAACCGCAATACTTGCATGAAGGTAATACATTGCGATCTTTAATTTCAGCAAGTATTTCTTCTTGATACTCGCACACCGTACATATAATAGGATAAATAGGCATTTCAACCTCCCCGCGAAGCAGTCAACTGCCCCATAATCTGATTACCAGTTCCACCTTGCTGCCCGCCTTGGGCAGCCGAACCGCCGCCGCCTTGCTGCGCTGCTTGCGGAGACGGCTGGAGTAATAATTGCGTTTGTCTAAAATCCAAACCAAGTGAATTTGAAATAATCTTAATGAATCCTTCTGGATTAACTTGAATCCCTGCCTGCCCTAACAAATTAGCAAGCGTAGTAACCTTGCGAAGTTCTTCATCTCTAGCGGCCATCGCTGTAGAACCAAACTTTATATCAACTTTTATATTGCTAAATGGAAGTAATTGCCACGAAAGTTCAGGAGGAATGCCTATCCTTTCCAGAATTTTTTCACTCGGCCATGTATCGCTAACTATAGTAAGCATCTTCTCCATCGTACTAGCAATAAATTTGTTAAGCTTCTTGCCTCTCTGTAAATTCCTAGCATCTGATTTTTCTTGAAGCGCAGCGGCCTCAAAAGCGGTTTCAACCCCAGGTTCATGACGACCCCTATCCTGCATTGTTACTCCACTCAACATGCGTATAACCGATTGCTTGATATTTAGATTCTGATAGAAGTCATACCCAACAGGCGAGCCCTTTATCTCCTCAACCGACACCCCATCTCCAAGTCCTTCGATTGGAACTAACTCAAAGTTTTTTGAACTCTTTAAGGCTTTCTGCGCCACAGCACCCACCTTCGCCGGATCGAAAGCATATTTGGTCAATCCAGCCCTGCGAGCATGAGAATCCATGTAGTACATTATCTTAGCTTCGCCAACCATGTGTTCTTCAATACTTTGCGATATGCTTTTACCCCAAACCTTCCTCGGTCTGGACGGCTGAAAATTCAATATGTCGTAAAGTTCTATACCGTAGTCGTCGTCCTGTCGGAGAACTTTATCGTGTTTATCAGCCACAGTAATAATCTTACTGTTCTCAAGGTCATGGATTTCGATTAACAACACAGTATCATTTTGAGTATCTTTATATCTATCCTGCTTGCTGGACTGTACTCCAAGTACTCTATCTACTGAACTCTCAGTACCAACAAGAGAAGAGGTATTGCTATAGATTTTATTGCGCTTAACCTCGTCCAGCGGTTTGCGAATTTCCTGTGCTATCCATCTTAAGTCTTTCCATCTCTTTGGGCTATAGTCGATAAGTAAATCTAATGGAGACACCCAATTACTGAAAACCATTTCACTTCGTATCTCTGGATCGCCGGCGGTAGCGTCTCCAAGTTGATAAGATGTATCCGCAACCTCGTACGCGTAACCTGACTTGTGAATACCACTGCCAAGTATCAAACCGTCCACGCTAATTTCTTCTATAGTCTCATCAAAAGCAAGTAGATTATATAAATATGAAGCAAATAACTCCCATACAACAGCAGACCAATCCCAATCCGAATGGGTAGGTGTAAACTCGAATACCGGTTCATAAAAAATAATGCTTGGCAATATGTTGAGTACAATAGTTTCTAGTTCATTAACTTGCGGATAGTATCCAAGTTCGTTTACGCTGCTCTTGCGATACCCGGCAGTATGGCCTTTACTTCCCCAAAGTTGGTCGTTATACAGTTTCTCCCAATAAGTCCAATCAGGGCTGTATTGCTTTCTATAATCCCTGGAAATATCTATCCTTCTATTCCAATTATTGAGATCATCACTAGTCTTTTTAGGCATTACTAAACTCCAACCTTGAGAGTCTGGTCATATGTTAAAGACCTCCGTATCGCGGCTTGTCTACCAAATACATTCGCTGGATTTCTGCTGCTGCTAATTCGCGGTTGAAAAAAACGATATTGCTAAGAAGTCCATCCAAATTCCTTTCAATTACCCCTCTTGTATTTCTTGCTCCAATCGCCAACGGGTACTCAAAGTTCGCTGTATTGTCCGCCTGATCATTACTCCCACTGGTGAATACCAGTTTAACGCCATCCAGATAGACGCTTATTTCGCGCGCTGCTGTATAGCAGTCCCAAACAACAGCGATATTATGCCAACTTCCATCAGTAATTCCAGTGTCAAATTCCACCCTGCCGTTGTATTGTTGGATGTCCTCATCCCTAATTTGAGCAAAAATCCGTCCGCCTGCATTATCGTTAACGGTCAACTGTAAGAGGGTGTTGAAATCATCATTTATCGTTCCCAATACGTTCATTACCGTTACTGCGTCTGTGGACAGAACCCAGCCTATAAAAGTAGTGGGGCTACCGCCTAAGCCGCTGCCAAAATCCCCCATCGTGCCTGCACCCACATAGTCGGTGCCGCCATCAA